TACAAAGTTATTAAAAAAACATTATAAAAATTTATACCAAGAATACGACCAAACAGGATACGTAAAAGTCTAAAAAATTCCATATTTATAACAAAACAATATGGATTCATTAAATCAAGTATTATTCGATGATAAATCTTTTGGTGATTTACTAAAAGAAATTCATGGTAATCAAAAGAAAAAAGCTACTCAATTAGCGTCTTTAATAGCTGAATTGCGTCCTTTAGTTCAATCTTTAGGAGATGCTACTGTTGTAGTTCCATTAATTAAAGAATATATGGAAATAAGCGTTAAAAATGACGATCAACTAATTAAAATGGCAGCTATTGTACAACGTTTATCTACAGGTGCTGCTTCCACAGGAGATGGTGGATTATTAACTAATGAAGAAATGGATCAATTAATGAATGTGGCTGAAGAGATAGCAAAAACTGTTGAAAAACCTAAAGAAATAGAAGCGCCTACAAATGGTAGTAGTTAAATCAAGAAAAAGTAAAGAAAATATATCTTTAAATACTCAAAACAGATTAAAAGCTGTTAGAGTTAGGGATATTATATTAGATATAAACCACCCACTAGCAGAAGAATATGGTAAATATGACGCTATAGGTACTATTTTTTATGCAGATGTAAATAAAATTAAAACAAATGCAAATCCTAAAGATGAACTTTCAGCTGTTCCCTTATTTTCACATTTAAAATATTATCCTTTAATAAATGAAATAGTATTAATATTAAATACTAATGATAAAAATATATATGGTATTAAAAAATCATCTACATACTATTTACCCCAAATAAACATGTGGGGACACCCCCACCATAATGCTTTACCTACTTTAGAAGGAATAAAATCAAATAAAACATCAAGAGATTATAAAAACACAGAAGCAGGTTTAATTAGAAAAGCAGAAGATGGAAATACAGATATTACTTTAGGACAATATTTTCAAGAACAATTAAATATAAAACCATTATTACCATATGAAGGTGATATGATTTTAGAAGGTAGATTTGGTAATTCAATTCGTTTTGGTTCAACTAATATCAGTAATGAAATATCAAATCCTAATGGATGGAGTAATTTAGGAAACACAGGTGATCCTATTACAATTATAAGAAATGGACAATCACCCAACTTAGATAAAAAAGGATGGCTACCTACAACAGAAAATATTAATGGGGATGCCTCATCTATATATTTAACTTCTAACCAAAGAATACAAAATTTTGAACAAGCATCACCTTATGTAGATTCATGGGATGCTAAATACATAGAACCACAAACAATAGAACAAGCATTATTAAATTCATCTCCTAATTTAGAAAATACTATTATAAATGAATTAAATAATCCATTACCTTCTAGTAATGAAGACCAAAGTTTATCTAATCCCCCTCAATCTGCAGTAACAGAAAAATTAGGAATAGATGAAATATTAGATAACTCTAAAGCAGTAAATGAAGCTGAAGATTTAATACCAGATCAATTAATACAAAAAGATACTGAACTTGAATTACCTTCTTCATACATAAATCCAGGTTCGGGCGAAAATAATAGTGGTGGTTTAGATACAGAATTTGATACATCTAATTAAAATAAAATGAATATAGAAGAAACCATAGGAAAACATTTTAAGTTAAAACATTTAATTTGGTCAAATGATGCAAAAAATAGAGGCCTTAATAATATGCCAGGTATAGATGGAAATCCATCTCAAACCGCAGTAATTAATAATTTAAAAAATTTAATGAATATTGTTGTTGATCCTATTGTAGATGAATATCCAGATTTAGTAGTAACTTCAGGTTATAGATCTAAAGAATTAAATCAAGCTATAGGAGGATCAGGTACATCTCAACATTGTTTTGGAATGGCAATAGATATACAAATACCTAATAAATCCTCATCTGAATTATATGATTATATTTATTTTAATATAAGTGGATGGGATCAATTAATATGGGAATATCCTGAAAGAGGGGGGATAAAAAGTTGGGTGCATGTATCATATAGTCCTTATGTTAATAGAAGAAAAACAACATTAGCTTCTGATTCAACAACTTTTCATGATTTATTTGGGGGAATAAGAAGAGGAAGTAATTCTCAATATCAAGATAATATAAAAGCTACAAGTCAAGTTTCATCTATTCCTACATTACCAGCTACACAAATAACATAATATGTCTTATAAACCAGAAAAAGGAGAAATATATCAAGGTAAACAAGTAATAATAGATTCAGACAGATTATTATTTAATGCTAAAACAGATTCTATATTATTATATTCAGATAAAGCTATTGGTTTTAGTACTAAAGGTAGTATACATTTTGACACTAGTGACCAAAAAGAAACATCAGACTCATCTAATGCTAGTAAATTTGTTGTAAACTCACCTAATATATATTTAGGTTTAAAATTTAATAAAAATTTACCAACAGAACCAGCTGTATTAGGAAATGAATTTGATGAATGGGCAAATGAATTATTAGACATGATAGATGGTTTAATGGACGATATAATATATAATATAACTTATATGGCTCCTACAGGCCCTACAGGTCCTATGGCTAGTAATGAAGCTAGTTTATCTTTAAGAAGAACACAAGTAAAAGATTTAAGAAATAATATTAAATATATTAAAAGTAAAATTACAAAATTATCATAAAATGGCTAAAGATCCTATTGAAAAAGAAAAACAAGACAATCCAAATACTCCAGGTGCTGGACTTTCTAAATCAGAAGCAACAATAAAAAAAACAAAAGAAATAACAGACCAAATTAAAAATATAACTGGTAAAGTTCAAATAGGATTAACTTATGCAACTTTAGGTAAAGATGGACTTCAAGTAATTAAAAATTTAGCTAATATGTCCGAAGAAGAATCTTATAAAGCTAAACAAGAATTAAAAAAACAAGCAAAAGATGAAGCTATAACAAGAATATATGAACAAATTCCTACTGAACAAGAAATAATAGATTTATTAATGGGATATAGTTGTGAATTATTTGTTATAAAAGCAGTTAAAACAACAAAAACAAAATTAGAAGAAGGTTTAAATTACGGAAAAAAAATAGCGGAAGATGTTGTTAAAAAATTAGAAAAACTTCAGAAAAAAATGACAAAAGCATCTGAACATATAACTACTATTACAACTATATTAGCTGTATTTCAAGCATTAGTAATAGCATTTGAAATATTAGTTACTGCAGCCTCATTAGCTCTTAATTTTTTTACGGGATTATTTGCAGCAGCGGGATTAGAAAAAGTAATAAATGATTCTATTAATAAAGCAAAAAAATTCATATTAAAATATACAGAAGCAATAAAAGGATTTACTGGAAAATGTTTAAAAGTATTAGGAACAATAATGATTATATTTAATTTAATACCTAAAATAATAAAAATATTTTCAACATTAATTACTATGATAGTTGGTTTTTTAGCATTAATAGCAAAAATATTTGCAGAATATATAGAGGGGTGTACTAATAGAGGAGAATTAGTTATTGAAAATAGTGATGGAACTTTAACAAATAATCTTGAATTATTAGATAATTTTCTTGATAGTAATTTAGAGGGCAATAATAATGGTACACAACCAGATATATATGGCAATTATATTATTGATAAAAGCGATAAACAACATAGAATCTACAGACCAAAGAAAAATTAAAAAATTTATATTTATTAACAAACACAATTAACAATGAAAGCAAAAACTTTTGAAAATCTAATTAGAAAAGTGGTTAGAGAAGAAATCGATTATGCGTTACGCAGAGAAATTAAATCACTTAAAGAAGATTTACGTGATGAATTAAAACCAACAATAGTAGAACACACTGAAAGATTAACTGAAGTACCTAAAGTATCTCAATCTTCTTTAAAAGAAAAAATAATGGGTAAAAAACCTATAAAACAAAAACATAATTTTGTAGGTGATAGTACATTAAATGATTTATTAAATGAAACAGCAATGAGTGGTACAAATACGGAATCTGGAAATGCTCCTGTAAATTTATCTCAACCATTTTCATCTGGAGCTCCACTACCAATGGATACAGCAGGTATACCTGATTCAGTAGCAAATGCAATGACAAGAAATTATAGTGGTTTAATGAAAGCAATAGATAAGAAAAAAGGAAGATAATAAATGCCATTAATTCAAAATACAAAAAGAATAAATCCATTAGATCTTAATAATAATGCTAGGATTGGGATAGCTTTTCCTTTGAATGATGTAAATATGACATCTGGTACACAAACAACTAGAGAACAATTAAAAGCAAACTTTTTAAATCTATTATTAACAGTGCCAGGTGAAAGAATTAATCACCCTACTTATGGAGTTGGTTTAAAAGGACAATTATTTGAAAATAGTATAGATGAAATAACACTACAAGAAAATATAAATAGTCAATTAGCATTTTGGATTCCTGAAATAGTAATAACAGATATTTCTTTAACCACAGAAATAGATCAATATAAAGTTTCTATTTCAATATCTTATTCTATCCTACTAGATGAATCAGAAGACTCAATACAAATAAATTATAGTTAAAATGGCTTACTCAAAAGTATCAAATAAAACACAAGATAAAGATATAAAATATCTAAGTAAAGATTATAACTCTTTTAAAGACCAATTAATGGACTTTGCTGAAGTATACTTCCCTAATAATTTTAATGATTTTAGTGAAGGTAACCCAGGTATGATGTTTATGGAAATGGCAGCTTATGTAGGAGATGTTTTATCATATTACACAGACACACAATTACAAGAATCTTTTTTATTATTAGCTAAAGAAAAAGAAAATTTATTTAATTTAGCATATGCTATGGGGTATAGACCTAGAGTAGTTGATGCATCAAATGTTGATTTAGAATTATTTCAATTAATACCATCAACAGGAGCTAGTGGAGATTATAGCCCTGATTTTAATTATTGTTTACAAATTAATCCAAATTCAACTTTTACTTCTACTGAAGGTCCCACTTTTTATATTAATAATGAAGTAGATTTTAAAGTATCTTCAAGTTTTGACCCAACAGAAATTAATATATACCAATATGATAGTTCAAATAATCCACAATATTATCTTTTAAAGAAAAAAACAAAAGCTATATCAGGCCAAACTAAAGAACAAACATTTACATGTGGGGCAGCAGAAGCTTTTAAAACATTTACTTTATTTGATACTAATATTATATCCATAGAATCTATAAAAGATTCTGATGGGAATGAATATTATGAAGTACCCTATTTAGCTCAAGATTTAATTTTTGAAGAACAAGAAAATTTAGGAACTAATGATCCTGAATTATCAGGATTTAATAATCAAACACCTTATTTACTTAAAATAAAAAAATCATCAAGAAGATTTGTTTCAAGATTTAAAGCAAATAACCAACTTGAAATTCAATTTGGAGCAGGAAATAGTGACAAAGCTGATGAACAAATAATACCTAACCCTGATAATATAGGATTAGGAATTAAAGATGGTAGAAGTAAATTAGACACAGCTTATGACCCTTCTAATTTTTTAATGACTAAAGCATATGGTCAAGTACCATCTAATACAACACTTACTGTAAAATATGTAATAGGTGGGGGAATAAATTCAAATGTAAATGCAAATACAATTACAGAAACGGATACAATATTTTCTTCTAATAATCCTAATTTAAACGGCTCTTTACTTAATTTTGTAAAAACATCAATAGCTGTAAATAATCCAGAAGCAGCTAAAGGAGGTGGTGATGGTGATTCAATAGAAGAAATTAGAGAAAATACAATGGCTCAATTTGCTACCCAACAAAGAACAGTAACTAAAGAAGATTATATTATTAGAACTATGAGTATGCCTTCTAAATTTGGTAGAGTAGCTAAAGCTTATATAGTTCAAGATGATCAAATTTCACCATTGTCAAATGAATTTAATAGAATTCGTAATCCATTAGCTTTAAATTTATACACTTTAGGATATGATAATAATAAAAAATTAACAAATCTTAACACAGCTACAAAAACAAATTTACAAACATATCTTGAACAATATAGAATGCTAACAGATGCTATTAATATTAAAAACGCATTTGTAATTAATTTTGCCCTTGATTTTGAAATAACAGTATTTAAAAACTATAATAATAATGAAATATTATTAGATTGTATAGCTGAATTACAAGATTATTTTAATGTAGATAAATGGCAAATAAATCAACCTATTATTGAATCGGAAGTATCTAATGTAATTTCATCAGTAACAGGAGTACAATCATTAGAAAGATTAACATTTGAAAATAAAAGCGGAACAGCTTTAGGTTATTCACAATACAAATACGATTTTAAAGGAGCTACAAGGAAAGGAGTTATTTATCCTGCTTTAGATCCAAGTATTTTTGAAATTAAAAACCTAAACACTGACATTAAAGGACGTGTAACAACATACTAATATGGCATATTATTTTATTTTTCCCGAAAAAGACGCTACAATATATAGTCACCCAGACAGAACTAAAATGAATACTGGTAATGATGAAATTCTCGAAATTGTAAAAGAAAAAGGAAGTTCAGATCAAAGATATTATCCTTCAAGAATTTTAATTAAATTTAAAAATGAAGACATTAAGTCTACAATCACAGATAAAATAGGATCTACTATTTTTAATAATGGAACTTCAGAAGTATGTTTACAACTACAATCATCAAGACATAAAAATTTAACATCTACTTTAAATTTAGAATTATTTGCATTATCTCAATCATTTGATGAAGGAACAGGTAGATATTCAAATTTACCTCTAACATCAAATGGAGCAAGTTGGATTTACAGAAATAATGATGTAACTAAAACAGAATGGACAACATCAAGCTTTGTGGCTGCTACAACAGGCTCAATAAA